GTTTTATTCCGTTTTCCTACTCCACGTTCGCGCTCGAGCGAAGACAGATTGATGAAGATCACCAATTGATATTGTTGACCCCTCTATCCAAACATTATTGGATGGGGGCGTGGTTGGCAAACCGTAATTTGGTGGGATGTCATCTGGACCGTTTGAAAGTGAACGTTGGTCAGGGTTTCCTGCGCATGGTCACAAATGGTGAGGATTGTTTGTTGATGAATACTGGTAAGGCTGGAGCGTTTTCGTGCTCCACGACCACCGTGTCCATTGATGATGAAATTGCCAGTGTCCAGAGGGCGGGGAAAGCCGGCTTGACGGTTCTAATGATGAAAGGGAAGATGCCCGACACGAAAGGTGTGGAAATCTTGTATGAATTCCACACAAAGTACGGCCAAGGCTCTCCTGTTGTCATGAGTACTGCAAAGCAAAGAATCCGAAGTTACCAACACCTGAAAAGATTGCAAGATTATGACCCAGACGCGAAACCTTCAATGGTGTCTTTTATGGACCCTCTCATTGACGCGGCATTTGCTCCGGCTATGTGCAAGTCTAATGATATCCGTTCTGTTGAGGAACGGGTTGTGAAGGTTAGTGACTCTACTAAGCTAACACCCTTTGTCACTAAAACCATCAATGAGTTCGCTCGTCTGATTTCTGAGGGAGCGCGGCATACTCTTGTCCCTGTGGATGAGGAGGAGTTGCGCGAACGACAGAACAGACCACAGCAGCGACACATTCTCGACCGAGCTGAAAATGAAGTAAGAGAAAATAAAACAAAATCGTTCGGTAAGAGGGAGTGCTATCCAAATATTACGGATCAGCGTAACATTTCACAGATTAACGGTGTCGATAAACGTGCCTATTCTTTGTTCATGTATGCATTTTCTGACTACTTGAAGAAGTTTGATTGGTATGCTTTCGGCCGTAAACCTGAGGAAGTAGCAGCGCGTGTTGCGGAAATTTGTGTGGCAGCCATGAGTCATGTGGGAGAGACGGATTTTAGCCGAATGGACGGACGCGTAGGCGAGGTCTTTAGAGCGTTGGAAAGAGCGGTGTGCTTTGCGCTCTTTCGTATGGAATATCACGATGAATTGTTTGAACAAATGAGGAACCAACAGAACCTCGATGGACAGACGAAATTTGGGGTGGCTTACAAGACTCTTTTGAGTCGATTGTCTGGTAGCCCTGAAACATCGCCATTCAATACGTTAGGGAATGCATTTACTGCATACTTGACTTTCCGACGTATGGTTAACCCGGAAACGGGTGCCTACCATACTCCCATGGAAGCCTGGCGTAAGCTGGGCATCTATGGTGGAGATGATGGTCTAACGGCTGACGCTAATCCGGACATATATGTAGATTCCGCCCGCCTAGTTGGTCAGAAACTAACTCAGGAGGTTAAGCATCGTGGGACTATGGGAGTGAAATTCCTAGCCCGACAGTATGGGCCCGCTGTATGGTTTGGTGATCTCAATTCAGTTTGTGATTACAAGCGCACGATGTCTAAGTTCCATGCCACAGTCACTCTGCCTGACAACATCACTAATGACGAGAAACTTTTGGACAAAGCTTATGCTTTGTGGCTCACGGATTCACAGTCACCCTTGGTTGGCGACTACGTCCGTAGAGTTATTGGTTTCATGCCACGGAAATTCAAGTATCGCAATTTTGCGCGAGCTTGGAACGTTCATGATGGTGAGGGCCAATATCCGAACGAGTTTGGTGAATGGATGCAGGAATTGTTCTCAGAGCAATTACCTACTTTCAATCAAGATCGCTTTCTTATGTGGTTGGAAACCGCAGATTCTCTTGAGAAGCTGCGTGCCCCACCCGTGTGTATGGAAGCGGTGCAACCCGTATCGAAGAGTTTGGTCGTTGTTGATGAGGATGTCATTGGAGAGGCTTGTGAAGAGGCTGGCGTTGAAGCAGTTGGTGGGGCTACGCACCCATCCCTTGTTTCAACTGCGAAATCCGTATCTGGTTCGTCGGAAACGTCGAAGAGATACCGCGGTAGAAAGAAGAAGAGAAACCAA